ATGGACGACACTGCCCCTGGTAGTAGAACAAGAAACATCGGTGCATTGTTTGTGGAAAATCAAGACGGTGAAAGATTTAAATATCCTTTTATCCACCTAGCTGGTGCTCGTGCTATGCAACGTCACGTAGCCAATGGCGGATTGCCCTATGACGAACTTGGAAAAAGCATTGTTGGTATGAGTGAAGAAATTGCGCAACTAAAAAGTTTTGAAAGTTATGTTGTGCGCAATGATCTAATGAATTCAATGAACAACTCTATTGTAGAACGATCATCACAATATCTAAATGGACTAAGAGAACAAATCAAAGCACTGGCCAAGCAAGGCCATTACGAGGCATACAAAGAAAATTTCCAGGCAATGGAACCCTTAGAGATTCCACAAGACGTAGTAGAACAGTACACAGATCAATTTACAGTAAGAAATTTCAAAGAAGATATCAAATCAGTATTTCCTGTTCTATATAGAATAATGAAAGAAAACGAAATAGGCTATGACGACATAGTCGAAATGACGCAACCAGACGTAGTAGAAAACGAGGTTGCTGCAAATTACAATGATCCATTTGCTAGGTTTGAAACTTGGGCAATGGGACTAGGCGAAGCTAGTGCAATTGCTAGCGAAGATCAAGAAGAAAAATCAGCAGCAGTAAGAGAATTACAAGAATTAGTAGGACAACATTTTCCAGCAGGTGTAGATGGCACAAACGCTATCGAAAGCCTTAAAGGCATAATTGAAGATCCACAATTGTTTCAAGAAATTAAAGAACAATCAAAACAAGATCCAGACAGCTGTGTAAGAGGTCTGATAAAAGAATGGTTAGAGCAAAATGCGCCCGATACTCTAGAACAATTAGACTTCGGAGATTTTGTTCCACCAGAAGGTGAAGCGCCGGCGACTGACCAAGGGGGTGATATAACAGCGCCAGAAGCACCACAAGAGGGATCCGATGGTCCAAATAAAAGCGATGTTCCTGCTTTTATGCGAAAAGCCAAAGGTGACGATGATTGGAAAATGAGCACCAAGGATATGGATGACGAACAAACAAAATCGCCAACCAGTTCCGCTGGGCTAGCACGTAGAAAACAAGAACTAGGTATGGGGGAAGCTGATACTGAACCATCTAAAAAAGATGATGACGACAATTCTCCTCCTTGGGATGCAGATGATGAAAAGTCAAATTTTAAAAAGCCCAACAATCCTAACAGAACAGGCCGAGATAGTGCTAGAGCATTAGCACAGCGAGGCATGCAGTCTAAAATGGATGTTCAAGAGTTAGCAGAATTTGTTCATACATTTTATGATCGTGAATCAGGTACATTCCCTAAAGGCCCAGAAGGCGTTGCTATTATGGTAGGCAAGAAGTTTGGTGAACAAGCAGAAATGGTTGCTCGCAAAATGGTAGAAAGAATGGCACCACAACAGCAAGATCCGCAGATTGCAGAACTTGCTCGTATTAGAGAATTGGCAGGCTATTAAAATTTAATGCTAAACAGATCGGGCACTTAGGTGCCCTTTCTTTTGGCTAAATTGATTGTCAACGAATTCACAGGCTACCGCGTTATATATATGTAGGGGTAGAAATTCCTACTTAACCAAAAGGAAACTTTAAAATGAAATCAGCAATCGCAATCCTCGCTACCGTGTTCGCAGTATCAGCATTTGCACAAGCACCTGCCAAGAAAGAAGAAGCCAAGCCAGCAGCACCAGCTGCCGCAGCAAGTGCTCCAGCAGCACCAGCTAAGGTTGAAGCCAAGAAGGAAGAGAAAAAGCCTGCAAAAAGTGAGCCTGCTAAGAAAGAGCCAGCTAAAGCAGACGCAAAGCCAGCCGCTGCTCCAGCGAAGTAAATTTGATTTAGAAGACAGTGACCTCATAATAGACGATGAGGTCACTTATGGCCGTAATCGACGAAGCGCAGAGTTTGGCAAGTTAGTTGAAGATGACGAACTATCAGACTATGTAAAGTTTAGATTATGGCTGGCTAGACAAAGAGCAATGGCCAAATATAAAGAAGTCCATGGTTAAGCCCTGGGCTTTTTTATTGGCAAAATAAAATCAAAAATAAACAAAAAATCATTGACCTTGCTAAATAAAAAGCGCATAATAACATATGTGCATAAGGCATATAAACATTTTAGGCATAACATAGGAGGCATTTAAAATGGCAACTCTCGCAGAAATCCGTGCAAAACTTCAAGAAGCACAATCAAAGTCCACAGGACAATCCACAGGCGGTGGAGACAACGCAATTTACCCACATTGGAATATGCAAGAAGGCAAAGAAGCGGTTATCCGTTTGCTACCCGATGGCAATTCAGCCAATACGTTTTTCTGGGTAGAACGTGCAATGATCAAATTGCCGTTCGCAGGCATCAAAGGTGAAACAGATTCACGAGCCGTGCAGGTACAGGTTCCTTGTGTAGAAATGTACAACGACGGTACAGCCTGTCCGATCCTGACAGAAGTTCGTGGCTGGTTTAAAGACAAGGCTCTGGAAGAAATGGGTCGTAAGTATTGGAAGAAGCGTTCATACATCTTTCAAGGGTTTGTGGTAGAAGATCCTATTAAGGAAGATAGAATTCCAGAGAATCCTATCCGTCGATTCATTATCGGTCCACAGATTTATCAAATTATCCGTTCAGCACTGATGGATCCAGAGTTGGAAGAATTGCCAACTGACTACATGCGTGGCGTTGACTTCCGTATTGCTAAAACTAGCAAAGGTGGTTTTGCTGACTACTCTACCTCAAAGTGGAGCCGTCGTGAACGTGCAATTGCCGATGCAGACAAAGCAGCAATTGAACAGTTTGGATTACATAATCTCAGCGACTTCTTGCCCAAGAAGCCAACAGACGTCGAGCTCAAGGTCATGAAAGAAATGTTTGAAGCGTCAGTTGACGGTGAAGCATATGATATGGATCGGTGGGGTCAATACTTCAAACCAGCAGGTATGGGTCAAGCAACAGGTGATCCCAATAAAGCTGCCGCACCACGTGCCGCAGTAGCCGCTCCAGTAGCCGCAGCCGAAGAAGATGCTCCTTGGGAAGAGCCTGCTACTCCAGCAGTAAAGGCAGCAGCACCAGCAGCATCAGCAGCACCTACTGGTGAAAGTGCAAGTCGTGCGCAAGATATCCTTGCCATGATTCGTAACCGTCAAAAGTAAATCGTTGTAGACAAGAGTACGAGCCCGCGCTCGTACTCTCTTTCATTTTAGGAGAATAATAATGGCAAGAGTACAAAAAATTAATGAGAACTTCTCTCTAAGTTTTAACAGCAGAGAAGACCAAACAGGCGATACAGTAGCAGACATTGATGTTAGATTTGACAACCCCAAGGATGATTCTGTTATAATTAATAGATTAAACACTTGGCTTATAGCAATTGGTCGTACTGACATTGTTGTAAGTCCAAAGAAACTACCAAAGGGTGAATAATGGCAAAAGCATTCGATATCAGTAAATTTAGAAAGTCAATTACTAAATCTATCGACGGTTTAAGTATTGGCTTCAACGACCCAACAGACTGGGTCAGTACAAACAACTACGCATTAAACTATCTTATCAGTGGATATTTTGATCGTGGTATTCCACTAGGCAAGGTAACTGTGTTTGCGGGTGAAAGTGGTGCAGGTAAAAGTTTTATCTGTTCAGGTAATCTAGTCAAGAACGCACAAGCACAGGGCATTTATCCTATCTTGATTGATACAGAAAATGCGCTAGATGAAAAATGGTTACACGCTCTCGGAGTTGATACAAGTCCAGACAAGTTGTTAAAACTTAACATGGCCATGATTGATGACGTGGCAAAGACTATCACAGAGTTTATTGCAGAATACAAAACAATGGATGAAGCAGATCGTCCCAAGATCTTGTTTATCATAGACAGCTTAGGTATGCTGTTGACGCCTACAGACGTTAATCAGTTCCAAGCTGGTGATATGAAAGGTGATATGGGCCGTAAGCCTAAGGCATTGACAGCACTGGTTCGCAACTGTGTTAATATGTTTGGCGCCTACAACATTGGTATGGTATGTACCAATCACACCTACGCAAGTCAAGATATGTTTGATCCAGATG